TCCTATCTAACTTATCAGCCAAAATTTTTACCTCCCTATATGGTATAATTTAGATAGAAAGTATAAATCCCTAAGCCCGTTACCCGCGGGCTTTTTTTGTTTTTACCAGCTGATCAGAATATATGATTTATAAGTTGCATATCCAAAAACATTCTTTCCGCGTTCTTCTTTTAGACACACCTCAAATCCTTTACCGAGTTTCTTTTTTAAAAGGTCAACAGTCTTAGGATTTTTACGACGTATTCTAGAATATTCATCTCCAGCTGCGCTGACAGAAATTCTATATCCCACATAACCTTGCATAGCAGATTTTTTTATTTTATTTACTAAATCATACTTTTCGTACCAGCGTTCAAACCATTTTTCGTGTGATTCTTTTTGAATCTCTTGTACTTCTTCAAATAATCCCATAACTAATTTTCCTCATTCTTCTTTCTCAGTTCATTCAAGATATTACTCAGTTGCCCAAAGTTTAGCAAAGAGAATATTGCTGTAATAACTAAGGATGCAGTTACTATTAAATTCATTTCCCCTCCAGACACGTCTTACAGAAAGTAACGTGGTTTTTTTCTTTTGCTTCTTTGAACGGTACTTTGATAGCGCAGCTTTGACAAGTTGTACAATACACAGGTACCGGATGGACTTGGCCACAATATTTACATGACATATATTAGTCCTCCACAATTACTGTTATATAGTCAGCCCGCTCTGGATCCAACGTTAAAATCTTTTTAAATTGAAAAGTTGTATCTAATACTTTAGTGTCAAAACCATGCTTCCATTTGATAATTGTTTTATTTTGTTTGTCCTTAAACACCACTTCGACATCTGGAGTGATAGTTTCAAGTAAGTTTATTACATTCATTTACTTCTCCCAAAGGTTAGCGGTGGGACTTCAATAGCACATACCGCCCGACTTACATTTCCTTCCTGCAAAAAGCCTTGTTCTTCTATTTTTTTACTATTTCAAGTGCATCTTCTACACTTCTTGCAACTCCTGCGAGCGCTCCGTTTCGTTTCATTGCATGAATAAAATTCACTTGATCCGGTCTAACTCGTCCTGTTTCAGACTTCACTTCGATATAAAAAATCTGTCCGTCTGGCCTGAATCCGTATAAATCTGAGTGCCCTTTCGGTAGCCCTGTATCAAACCAACGCCCGTCAATAGTCTGTACTTTACCGACATTACTGCGAAATATTTTATTTCCTGCTTGAGAAACTGCAAGCATAATTTCTGATTGTATTTGGTGTTCTGATTTCATGTTTTCGTATTAACGGTTACAACAGTTACAGTTTAAATGTAGATATACCGGCGTTTGTAACTATGTAACTGTTGTAACCGCACTTTTATACTCCTTTTTATTTATATATTTATC